ATGGTGAGGGTTGCAGAGATCCGTTTGACTTGGCTGCCGTTGCAGAACGGAACTTTCTGCGCGATGCTTGGCAGGCATGAAGTCGCTTTTGTCATGAAACGCCATGCTCTGAGTGATTGGGCCTGGCGCATTTCCCACTGCAACGGGACCGGTGAAACAGGCTTCCGCTATGCACCGACATTCGAAGGCGCGAAGGCGGAGGTTCTTGCCGGCATACAGGAGTGGTTCCGTCAGGCAGGTTTTGATTAAGCTTCAGCGGCATACCCGAAGATTGGAAAGCCGCCGCGCTGCGGGCGCAACGCGGCGGCTGGAGGGTGTGCTTCTAAGGGTCAGGCATATTTAAGTCGTCGTGCGTCAGTTGCTCGGCGTGGTCGTTGGGCTTTCGCTACCGCCTGAGCCGGTATCCTGACCGCCGCCTGAGCCGGTATCCTGACCGCCGCCTGAGCCGCTATCCTGACCGCCGCCGGAGCCGCCATCCTGACCGCCGCCGGAGCCGCTATCCTGACCGCCGCCGGAGCCGCTATCCTGACCGCCGCCGGAGCCGCTGTCCTGACCGCCGCCGGAACCGCTGTCCTGACCGCCGCCGGAACCGCTGTCCTGACCGCCGCCGGAACCGCTATCCTGACCGCCGCCGGAGCCGCTGTCCTGACCGCCGCCGGAACCGCTATCCTGACCGCCGCCGGAACCGCTGTCCTGGCCGCCGCCGGACCCACTATCCTGACCGCCACCTGAGCCGCTCTCCTGGCCGCCGCCTGGCACGCTGCCGGCGTCGGCAACGACAAGAACATCGCCATGTTGACCGGAAAGCGCCGTACTCTGGCGCAGGCCGTCATCGAAGGCCGCTAGCGAGGCAAACGGCGTGGCAACGACATAGGCGAGACCAAGCAATGGACCGATGAGATTTTTTCCTGTTCTGCGCATTGTCCTGCTTCCTTCCCTGAAGTTTTGGACATGTTTCGAACCTCAGCCTCCAACGGGGCGAAGGATGGCACAGAAAGCACAGGCTTACGCAAGAATATTATAAACGTCTGATCTGCAACAGAATATCGGATTATAGGTACCCGCCGCCGCCCAAATTTGGCCACAAGATACAATCGGCAGTACTCTGTGACGGATTGCAATACATCCAACCGACCCGATAATGCTTTTTCTTCTATCGGTTATATTAAGAATTTCTCTTTCACTCGGCGATTGTGCCGGCTTTGCTGCAAACCGTTCGTGGTTTGCTGCATGTAGCGGTGGCAGGGCAAAACGGCTGGAAGAGGTGAAGCGAAAGCTGAAGAGAGCCATGGTTGTCTCCTCGTCGGGTCAACACCGCGTGAGGTTCCGATCTTGCCGCGACGTGAATCGCCCCTATCCTTTATTGTTCATCATGGAGGAACCGCATGGCAGACAATCCTGAGAAGAAAGGCCGCGATCGAGACCTGGTCTCCGAACAGGAGCACGAGGTCGCCTATCTAATGAGGACGGCCAAGGTGACGCGGCAAAAGGCGCTTCGAGCGATCCGGGAGGCCGGGCCAAGCCGAGAAAAGGTGATAGAGTATCTCGGCAAGCAATGACCCGGAATCAGCAGGAAGGCCGACGTTTCTCGCGCATCCCGCGCGCTCGGCAAGGCAGATCGAAGTCGCCGCGCCGGATTCCAGCGCCGCGCGACTTCGAGATCTCCTGAAAAGCGGCATAGGCGCCCTTGCTGTATTTCTCCCATGTGTTCGCCGCTGATCTCCAGACTCGCCATCGATGATGGTTGCGCGTGGGTGAGCGGCTCGGCAGCAAACGCCGAATGAGCAGCAAGTAGACGAGCCAGAACAACGCCTACTGGCCGAGCGAGTTCATCCAATTCCTAAAGTTCGAATCTGGTGGAACAGACGCCCACCTTAAGAGTTTTGCTGCAACACGTCCGTGTGAAGGAGGAAGGTTTGTGCCATGTTGCCCTCAACTTCATCTGTTCATGTCGTAGCTCCGGATGAGCACATTCTAACGGTCCAAGAGGCACTGGAGCCTTTGTACATGAAACTTGAGCAGGAGGCGGAGGCCAAGCTGCTCGAGGCAGCGGTGTCAGCCGGCTGGTCAGCCGAGGAAGCACTTGAAGCCATCGATGAGCTAAAACGGCATGAGCTCGAGTCAATAGCCACCCAGCACTAGAGGGTCCCTGAGCCTCGAAACCCTGATCCCCGGGGTCAATGCCGGGTTTGCGCCTCATGGCGCGATTTCCATTCATGCTGATGTTCAGAGCCGAACACATCCGGCTCCGCCTGAGCGACCGCGAAACCAAAGCTGCCCCGTTTCGTGCTGCCGGGCTGCTCGAAATCGTGGTGATAGGGGCCAGCCTCCCAATTGGGCTTTGCGCTCTGTTCGCCGCTAACCAAAGACCTCCGATGGGTCCCCAATTCTGGGGAGTTCGACTATCGATTGATTGTTCTTCTTTTGTTCTTGCATTATCTCGTCGTCATGGTCGAGACAATTGGCGAAGCTTTCAGCCTGGGATGGCAGCTTAAAGCAAGGTGTGCGTTCGGAAATCGTGAGGGCATGAAGTCCATTCGGCAGTGTACGTGGAGCTATGATCTGGACATGCTGACGCTGGTCGCGACCCGCGGACGGGACTTTCCGCTGGCGATGCTCGCCAGTCGCCTCCGCTGTCCGCGATGTGGGTCCAGGCGCATTGCCGTCGTGTTCATGCCACCGATTGAGGGAGATCGGCGGCGAGGGGCTGCATGATCTTGGTGTGGACTGTCACGCCCTCTCGCATTATGCGGATCTGCGCAGTATATGTTTCTGCCCGTCCCGGCGCTTTCGTTCGATGGTGCCCATGAATTTGCCACGAGCCCCCGACCGTTTGCGTCAATATAGCGGTAGCACAGCGGAAATAGGCTGAATTGGGATCAAACGAGAGCTGACGAGATATGAAGGAAACGGCGCAAACGGCTGGAAACGTGGGGGAAGGCAAGTACTTCAAGGCGCCTGTCTTCGCCGTGGCGCCTATGATCGATTGGACTGAAACGGCGATTAAATGAAGCAAAAACAACGGCGCTTGTAGATTTGTAGCAAAATTGTAGCACGCCGATGTCGCTCTGGCAGCATCAACTAGGCATAAACGCCCGCTTTCTGCGCGCCAAGTCGCAGTTCGGATGCCCGCCGTGACTGGTTTGGTGGTGACCGGTCGTCTGCTGCGGCTAGCCCGAATGGCCGCTTGCGCCAGAAGCGGACATGCGAGTTGGTAGGCCATGTACGCAGTTACCTACTGCGCTTTGGCTCGGCTCGGCTGGGGTCTTGTATTTTGGTCGTGCTCTTGACAGTTCGTTCTGCCACGAAACCATTCGGACCCCAGAAGTTCTCAATGCCGCCTGGAACATCCTTATAGAAGTCTTCAACGTCGAACGGAATGCGATCGATGAGCTTGAACAACTCCGGTGCCTTCGTCAGCTCATCGTCAATCTCTTTGGCGCGGTCAACTTCCTTTTCCTTGACGTAGGGAATGGCAGCCTCAAGCAGGCTTTCGAGGATATCGAACACCATGCTGTCACTGTTGACCCGATGGTGTACCGCAGTGATGGCATCACCATGGTCCTGCTCCAGATACAACACGCGCTCGTCATGCCAGCCATCACCCGACCCGAAATGAGCGAGCACCTTGTCCCGAAGCGTGACGATGATCTTATGCGCCTCGCGTTGCTCCGGTGAATACGCACCAATGACGCCGACATCGTATCGCTCGACGGCCTTGGTGTGGCTGGCGCGGCAATAGACCACGACGGCATGGGTAAGGAGGGCTCTTGCGATGTGACCACTAGCGCCCACGCCCTCCCGCATTTTCTGCAATTCCTCGACCGAGTTCTTCACATCGGCAAGGTCAGTGCTGACAGATATGGCGGACTGGAACTTTCGGACGGCCTTGATGAACGGCTCAGCCGTAGGATTAGCGGAAAGGACTGCGGCGGCGGCAGTCAGGTCGAAGACGCGTTGCATGGTCGTGCCTCGGGCAATTGAAATTTGGCATCACTTCAGCCGCTCAGGTTCACTTCTTCAAACTCTTGAGTGGCGTCTTGGCCAACGACCTGAACCACCCTGCCGGCTGCCATTCGGAGAGAGTGCCGATCTCGTTCAAAATCGTCCAGCGTTCCATCACCGTTCGGCCCCTCGTATCGTCGATCTTCGCGGCGAACTCCGTCATCCGCGCAGCCAGCGCAGTTGTTTCCACGAGGAAGATGTCGTCCGAGGGGCTCGCCTCGGATTTGCATACGCCGGGTGGGCCGACGATCAGGACACCCTCCCAAGCCTTGTCGCCTTCATTGTCCTTGAGCCACTGTACGTGGTTCATGGATTGTCCGACTTCGTGCTTGTTGTATTCGGCGGGATCGTTCTTCTCGGTCTTCAATTCGAACGCGACGCAGCCGACGGTGTCGGGCTCTGTCCAGATAACGTCGGGACCCTTGCCGTATTCATTGTCCGGCCGGGAGGCGTCGAACCCGAGCAACTCACCATATTGTCTGACTGCCTCTTCCTTGGCCGTGGAAGAGGTGCTTTTGTCGAGCAACGTCTTGGCCTTGCTTTTGAGCTTCCACACCAAGTCTCCAATGGCCTGAGGTCCGTGGTGGTTGGTGGCAAGCAACACTTTCTGGAGAGCAGTCTTGGCACCGTCTGCTTCGGCTTTGACATCGGCGTCATTGCGGAATGGCACGTTCAGCCAAGCCGACAGGCGCGAGCGGGCCTTTTTGTAGTGGGCGTTCGCGGTTTCGTAATCCGCAGCGTTCTCATACGTCGCACCAAGCCATACCGAATACCACCCCGCCAACTTGGGGTCGGCCGTCGCCGTGTCGTCGAGGACGTCGAGTAGGGCCTTGCGCGCGCCTTCGATATCTCCTTGCCACATCTTCGTCATGAACTGGCATTCAGCGACGGCCGACGCCGCGAGTTGAGCTTCACGCTCCTTGACCTTCCTCAAAGCATCCTCGGAGACCTCAAGTCCGTCCACCGTATCGCGATAGAACGCGAGCCACCCAGCGTCGCGAGAAATGACTTGGGAGATGAGCGAGGCGATGTCATGGGGCTTGCTGCCCTCCAATCCGTCCTGGACGGTCTGCCCCAAGATGACCTGTTTTCGGATCAACGGCGGGAGAAGCGCGACGTTGCGCTCGGTCTTGAGCCACACATTGAGATCGCCACCATTTATCAGGAACGCTCCGTAGTCGCTTCGGCCTCGGTTGATGCGGCCGAGCAGCTGCGTGATCCGCCCCGCCATTTTGGTTGAGAACAGATTGCTCAGCGACAGGTGCTGGAAGAGGTATTGGTCTATGAGGCTGGTGCCGGAGGGAGCGCCGTCAATGAGCATCACCCGGCAGGTGTCCTGCGGAAGGTCGATGCCGTCGATGCGCGACACCAGGATGAAGGCTCCCGACGTCGCCTGCCTGAAGGCCTGCAGTTCCGCGGAGAAATTGGCCTTCGCAGGCGGCGAGCCAACATGTTTCCACGCCTGGGCCTTGGGATAGGACGGCACGGATACCAAAAGTTTGTTCTTCTTGAGGACCTCGGCGGCGACTTCCTTCTTGTCGGGCTTGTCCTTGAACAGGCTGCTCAGCAGGATCAAGCGTTCGCCGTTGCCAGCATCGTTGTCGGGGGCGATCTGGTTCGTGATCCTGCGGCCGAAGCCCCGCACGAAGTCCGTCTCGAACTCGAGAGTCGCAGAGAGGTAGACGCGACGAACGCCCTGACCGAGGAAGCCGTAAACGCCAGTGGGAATGAACGGCGGCGTGATTTCGATCCCCGTCGACGAAACCAAGATGGCGCAGTTGCCCAAGTTGTCCGACAGCCTCAAGGTCGGGAAAAGCAAGTCGGTCCGATTCCAATCCTTGACCCGTTTGATTGCCTCCATGATCTGATCACGACACCTGAATGCCGTGGCGGGTGGGCACATAGTGACGGCCTGAGAGCCGTGCTGCTCCAGAACGGTCGTGAGGTGGGGGCCTTTGTTGAGCCTGTCGAACTCGGGCCTCACCATCGCGATGATGTCGGCATAGAGTTGCGGGAAGGCTTCCTTCGAAATCGACAGAGTAAAGGCGTCCCTGATCATGCGCTCTGCGACATGAGCGTCGTCGAATATCACGCCCGCGGGCGATTTCTCCTTGCTGAATGTCGAGTTCGCGGTGAACAGCGCCTGATAGGTGGTGATGCAAAACGCCCGGCCCGTCTCGAAGCGGTCGTCTGAGAAACTCCCATGAGCTCTCGTGGTGTATGGGATACCCAAGCGGTCGCACTCACGGGCTGTTTGCTCCACGAGGTCAATGGTGCTGCATGCGAAGACGATCGGGCCGATCTGCTCGTTGACCAGACTTTGGGCGATGAGGACACCGACGATCGACTTCCCCGCTCCGGTGTTGAGGAGGACGGCGTTGTCTTCCTTGGCTCGATCCTGATGCCACCGCTGCAGCGCTTCCGCCTGACCCTTCCAAAGGTCGTTGGGTGCGTTACTGAGATTCGGCGTCTTGGCGAAAATCTCGACCGGATCGGTCGGCGCGGCATTGGTCTTGGGCCGAGACAGCTTGTTGAAGTCGATCATGGCGAATCCTCCGTCACCGCCAATATCTCAGTCCATTATTGCGCTTGGAAGAGTTTAGTGCTGCCGCTGCACAACTTTCAAATGTGACATGCGGGAAATGATGCTTTTCGGTGATTTGCCTGGGCATACGACGTCATAGCTGCGATGCTCAACCAAGCTGCTGACACCGAAACATCAGTTTGAAACGTCTGCAAGATCGGGATTTGCTTCTACCTAAATTGTCTGCTTCGGGCCGGAAGCGGGCGAGCCTCCGTAACCGCCGAAAGGAACAAAGGCAGAGCCACCGGCATTCTTGGAGGTAGCGCGAGCGCCTTTATATTTTCATCGGTGCAGTTGACGGAACTCCCTTAGTGCCGCCTCGCGCCGCCGATCCAGATAATCGGCCAAATCCTGCAAATAGACACCTTTCTGGCACTTCTGAGACGTTTCCGCCCTCACCACCGGCAGGGCGATTTCGCCAGTTCCGACCTTCCGAAGAAATTTGTCAGGCGTGAGGTGATTGAAATAGTCGCGGCAGACGTCCTCGACCGGGATGATCGCCTTGCCTCCATACTGGGCGAAGAGCAGGAAGGATGTCGAAAAGACCTGGTTGGAAATCGGGTCGGGCGTCTTCATCTCTACGCTTCCTCACATACGAATGCTGGTCCGCCGTTGTGGCCGATCATGGCGCGTTTCGCCTGTTCCCGGCGCTTGGCGTTTTCCTTGCGGATCACCATCTCGACGTGATCCGTTTCCGGTCGCACGCAAAGGCGGTTGCGGCAGGCGTGGTCGAGTTCTTTTTTCCCGGGGATATAGCCATGCTCGTTGGTCCACATGGCGATGTGAACGGCGACGGTCTGGCCGTCGAGAGACATGCGGGGGTAGCCCTTGCCTCGGCCGTTCTTGCCAGAGTCAGGGCCGGTCCACTCCCAGCAACCTGTTACCGGATCGATCCGGACCCGAGACATGATCTTTGCGCGGATGCGATCGCGACGACTGCTCATCCTCCTCGCCTCCAGGCATCAAATGCGCTGCGCAGATCCTGCCAGCGGAAAGCTGCGGCCGCGTCATCGTTCAGCTCGCTGCGCGAGCGGATGTTCAGGATCGAGCGGACCTTTGTCGCGGCGCGATCGTCGGTGAGGGGCTTCGCCAGGCCGTGGCACTCCTCGAGGAATTTCTTGAAAGCCGGCTCGGCGCATTTCATCGCGCATTCGGCGGCGTAGTCTTTCGGCTTCTGCTGGTGCTGCGGAGCCGCGTGGCGGCGCAGCTCGGCGACGAGGGTGCGATATCTGACGGCGAGGGCGTCATAGGTCCGGAGCAGCCAAATCAGATCATAGGGCGCGTTCAGGACCATCTCGCTGTCGCCGATCGGCGCGTCGGCGGCGATCGTCGCGACAAGGAAGGTGCCTTCGCTGCTTGCCGCAGTCAGGCAGAGCCGGCCGCCCTCGGATTGAATGCCCCAATCCGGGGTCGCGAGCGCGACCCGGTTGCGGATTGCGTCCATGCGCTTCTGCTGCGGGGAGGGCTTCGGGTGGCTCATCGGCGGACCTCGTCGCACAGTGGGCGATTGGCGACCTGGAGGAGTACGTCTGCGTGGCAGGGCGCGTCTGGCCTGCACCAGCAGGCGAGGTTTTTGCCACGCAGCTCGTGGGCATTCTCCGCGGCAAAACGACGGGTGCGCGCCAGCGCCTCGATATCGGGTCCGGCGCCGACGCGCAGCAATCCGAGCAGTGCTTTGTAAAGGTCGACGCAATAGGAGGCGTCGCCATGCTTGCCGACGACGAAGGGGTTTCCCCATGGGCCGGGGCGACCGACGTGCACCACTTCACGGCCATTGATCGACTTGGAATGCGCCTGCAGGTCGAAGCCCTTGCGGCGGGATAGCTGGAGGCGGATGGGCTTCGTCATGGTCGCGTCACCCGGTAAAGATGGGTGGCATACGCACCCACTGCTTTCCAGTAGGCAGGGCCTATGCTCATCGTCCTGCCTCCCTCGTTACGGGTGCGGGGGTGCCGGTTGACAACGTTCGGCTGGGATGCAGCTCTGTTACGTCATCAACAGGAGAATTTTGATGGAATTGTTTCATGTCGCGCCGATAGCGCTTCGTTCGGGCAGCGTGATCGAACCCGGCAATTTCGGCCGGATACTCGCTTTGTACCGATACAATCCGAGCAACAACGGTTGGATGATGGCTCGGGAGCTTGCTTTTGAAATGGAACGGCTGCGTATCGCTCCTGAAGCTCCCAGCCGCATGCAAGCGTGCTTTGCTCTCCCTTCGCTGGACGAGGCGCAGCGCTATCGATCCGCAAATGCGCACCTGAACGTCATTCTGGAAGTTGAGCTGTCGGAGCCCGAGGCCGCGTGCCATTACGGTTTCCTGCAGCACTTCGACGGCATGCACGATCAACTGTTTATTGCCACCGTAAAACAACGAGCCGAAGATTATTGGACAGTCAAAGGGGAAGGCGACCGTGAGGTGGTCACCGCATCCGGTCTGCGAGTCGTAAGACAGGTCGCCTAGCTGCCTGTAGAGGATCATTGGCCGGTCTCCCGACCTGCTACAGCCGGGTATCTCGAGTTGGTCAAACACGTCGAACGCGGCCTTGGCGGCGGCGGCGGTGACACGCGGCTTGCTCATCGGGCCACCTCATGCTGCAGGGGTGCCGGCGCCTCCATGGCCCTGACGTGCATGGTGATGCGCGGGAGCGATATCTGAATTTCCCGATAGCCAGTGTCGCTCATGGCAACGACGGTTCTGACGATCTTGCCCATAGTGCCGGAGAGTTGTGGGGGAGGTTGCTGGCTCCAGCGGTCGACACGGCGGCGCAGATACTCGGCGAGTCCGCCTTCGCTGACACCGTAGCGACTTGCCATGTCTGGGCGGCTGATGCCGTTCTTCCAGTCGCGATAGACGATGCTTTCGGCCGGCATGGTGCCGCGCCTTCTGATCAGGTGGGCCATCATACGGTCCTTTTGATGAAGAGATCGAACCAGAGATCCTGCAGCCGCTCGCGGTCGAGGCCGTACGTCGTGGCGATTTCGAGGAAGGTGCGATCGGGCGTGGCGTAGCAGTCGAGCAGCGCGAAGCGCTCGGCGACGGTGAGATCATGGCCGCGAAGAGAAGCTACCGGAACGGCGCTTGCGCGCTGGTGGCGCGTCGCGGCATCGTGGCCGGCAGGGTGGGTGGCGAGCTGCGGCATCATACATTCGCATCCGACGCGAACTGCCATTCCTTGCGGAAGGCCGTGGTGCCGGCCAGCGCGGCGGACAGCAGGAATGCGATCGAGAGCGCGAGGATGGCGCAGGCGAGGAAGAAGCGATTGGGGCTGGCTTCGAGATGCGCCTTGTTGTGTCCGGTGAAATGCTCAGTCATGGCCAGAGGCTCCAGAGCAGGATCAGGAGAAGGGTAAGGTGAAGGCGAGGCGGGTGAGTGCGCCGCGCATGACCACAGGAGCAGCTCACGGCGGCGCTCCCCGTCACTTCACCGGTGCGGGAATGTCCGCGCCGGCGCCGTTGCTATTGTCGATCGTGATCGGAGCGATAATCGGATCTACGTCGAGCCGCTGCTCATCGAACCACTTTGGCTCTTTGTCGGGGCTCCGAGGCGACAGAAGGTACTGGTCGCAACCGGTTATGTATTCCGCATGACCAGTCACCACGCCTGCGAAGTTCGTGATGCGGTCCTTCGCAAAGGATCCAAGCTTAATCATCTTGGAAATCTCCAGTGAGTTCTTCGGGGGTAAGCGCGCCGCGCGTGAACCACAGGGGCAGGGGCCACGGCGGCGCGCCCTCTTCGTCATGGCGCTACGCCGCCTGGGCCATGACGGTGGCGAGCTCGGTGGCCTTCGGGCCGAAGATGGAAATCTGGCGCTCGGTGAAGCCTTTCAGGAACAAATCTTCCTTAGTGCAGCCATCGCCGACCGAGCGCATCGCCTCGGCCATGCGGTTGATCGTGTTTCTCGTGTGAATTCCGCCGTTCGGTTGCATGTTGGTCTCCGGTTTGATGAAAAGAAAGCTTGTAATCTGGAAATTAAATCCAGATTTGGCGGACGTCAATGGGAGATTGGATTTATTTTCCATACCGATGGAAACGACTCGACTCGAGCGTTCACATCTGGATTATGAGAACGAAAGGAGAACAAATATGAGCGTTGCGCTGCGTCATTTGCCGAAAGTGTTCACGCTGCACATCCGCTGCGACAACTGTCTGAGGGAGTCATCTCGGACGGTCGAGGTTCCTGCGGTCGATGATGCACCCTGTGATGTAGACGAGTTGGTGGAGAGCGGCTTTCTTGGTGCGCTCCGATTCAGGTGTGTCTGCGCCGGCGTCGTTGGGCAGATTATCGGAGTTAGCCAGGAGCGAAGCTATGGACTGTAAGGACGTTACGGAGTTCATCGTGGTGCCCCCGGTCGCGCTACGCGCCGATATATGGGCGGCGAAGGAGCGCTTCGCCGACACTTTGAGCCGACAGTTTCCGGGTTATAGCTTTCGTATCGCTCGCATTGCGCCAGTCGACACGGGAGAGTGTTTTGGCGTTTATCCGGTGATGAACTTCGTTGGCGCTGATAAACAGGCGTTCCTGTGCAATGAGCCGCCGAGCTGGTTGCTCGGCGAAATTCGCATGGCCTGTCAGGCGTTTGATCTTCGAAAGAGCTTTGCGGCCTAAAACGGAAGGTCGTTCTGAACCCGGCGAACCAGGCCGACCACCTCGACCTGAGAGCCATCGTCCGCAAAAACGTCTCGCTCTACGACGATCGGCTTGTGCTTGGGATTGGTCGAGCGCGGATGAAATTCCGTGCGTCCTTGATAGATCTCGACCTGCTTCACAGACCATTCACGCGTTTGCCCGCCGTCACGCGTTCGCTCGACAACAACGACCATGCCGTCGCGGAGCACGGCCTCATGGGCCACATCCTCGTATGCAACGCAAATCAATCGGTCACCATCAAGGATCGGGCGGGGCCGGAGGTCATTCATCGAATCGCCGGCAACATCGAAAACCAATATTCGAGCATTGGGGAAGCGCTCATCCGGCGGAACGGCGATCACCTCGCGCTCGGCCTGGTCAAAAGCATCGACCTCTCTGAACGTGCCGGCCTCTGCTTTGCCGACAAGTGCCCCGGCCACGAGGCGCCCAGGTGCGGGCACCAACTCGCCGCCTTCGACTTCAATACCGTCTCTGAGCCACAGCAGCGGTCGCTTGATCGTCCGAGCGAGGGTCTCAAGGGCATCCCCGCGCGGCTGCTCGATTTCGCCTCGCAGGTACTTGTTAATGTTGTCGTAGGGGATGCCTGAGCGGCGCGCCAACTCGGCTTTGTTCCAGCCCAGCTCCTTGCGCCGCTCATCCAATCTCTTCCACCAGCTCATGGTCGCATCATACTTTCGGAAATATTTTCCGGTCTGGAAATCGATTGCCTTGTAGTTGGATTTAAAATCCATTATTGATTCATGCATGAGCACGACCACTATCAAGCAGATCATCAAGGACGCAGGCGGACCCGAAGCCATCGCGCAGGCCAGCAGCAAGGCTGGCGGCGATATCTCGAAGGATGCCGTCTACAAGTGGAGCAAGACGGGTATTCCCGATCGCCACTGGCCCGTGATCATAGCGCTCACAAATTATCGCCCGGGGGAACTCTACGCCGCCAACTGTGCGGCGAGGGGGCTGCCGGTAGAGTTGCCGCATCCGGTGGAGGCGGCCGAATGATGTTCCCCCAGCAAGGCACCGGCCTCCTCCTCCCAACTGGCGACCTTGCCACCTGGCAGGGACGCGCCCGATTTCGGCGCGTCCCTGCCTCTGTTTTTCAACCCGAAAGGATGATGCGATGCTACCGAAAGACGACGCACAGTTCGGAAGAACATGGCAAAACGAGACGCTTCGGCAGCTCCTGCAGAAGCCGGAACCGCTCGATCGCGAAAAGGTGCCTGCCGCTAACGTTTGATACCTCGATTGGCATCGCAGGCGCCAAGGAAAGCTTCCGCTACGGGTTGCGCTCCGTCCGCGATGGCGTTCGGTGCCCATGTCAGGTCGGGGTGCGCAGGGGCCTTTTCGCGAAGCGCGGCGAAGGCGCTGGCTATATGGGCGCGGATATACTCCGGATTGGGAGATACTGCGATCAGGGCCTGGATTGCCGATTGCATGATTTTCAGCTGGCCTATGGTGTAGGCCTCGGCTCTGGCGCGCATCTCTTCTTCGCTCATCGAATTGACGAGCTCTTCCAGTTTTTGCTGCTTGTCCATGATTCCCTCGTTGGTTGCTGGCGGTTCCAGCGGAACATCTGGGCCAGCAGAAAGCAAGCGTGGCGGGCGCGCGCCCGGCCCCGGCGCGTCCCCGCCTCTGTTTTATCGGCGATCGAAAGGGTTGAGAATGACCGTACCGTTTGACCCTTCTTATTTGGTGCTGGCGGCGATCGTTCTCCTTGCAGCCCTGGAGGGTTTGTTGGTCCATCTCTGCTTCGCAACGCATAGCGTTTTGCGATTGCTGGCCGAGATCAGGTCGACCTCCAGTCGCAGCTTCGACATCCTCGCCTCGATGTCCGTCGTTCCTGATTGCGCCGACAGCAACCTCATCCACTTCGATGGACGGACATATAAGGTCGTGGCGCCGGAAGATGGTCTTTCCCCGGTCCGTGTCGATGTCCAGAATGTCCAGGAGACCGCCGATGAGGTCCCCTTGTCGAGGATCGCGACGCTCCCATCCGGCAAAAGGTGAGGGAAGCCGATGCGCGTGCCGAGCAGACCTTTGATCCGAACGGACCGGCCATACAGCGGCTCGTCCCAGCGGTTCCTGATCGATATTTCCGTTTCGTACCAGCCCTGTGAATCGGGGCCGTGGAAGAACGACCATTCGCCGTACGGTCCTTCTGCCTTTCGGCGGTCGGCACGATCGTTGCGCGTCCAGACGAACGCGATAATGCCTGGAATGGCAACCAGCACGGCCCATCCAAAATTCAGCCAATCGACCAATTCGTTCACGCCCGCCTCCATGCCCCCCTTTGGGCAATGGAGCACAAATCCCATAATCGCGGAAGGGTTGCAGATTTGATGCGTTTCTCGAGAGCATGGGTTCCTCCCTGATCTGACGGGCTGACCCTAAGCCGCAAGCGCGCGGCCTTCACGGAATCCTTTCGAATGAATTTTTCCTTGACCAAACTCAGGGGTGTTTTCGTGCGTGCAATTTCTGACGAACATGCATCCTTCATCAAGGCCGCCACCGCGGCGGCTTACGAGGCGCTCGGCGGTGTGAGCCGGGCAGCGGAAGCGCTCGGCGTCGCTTCCTCGACGCTGACGAAGTATGCCTCCACGGGCGAGGAGTGGCGGGACAGCTTCATCCGCCTGGACCTTGCCGCCGAACTCGACCGGCGTTGCGATCATCCGTTCCTGCTCACTGCCATGTCGCGGATTGTGAAGGACGAGCGCGTTTCGAGCTTCGGAGCGGTCACCGCCAGCGCGGTCCTGCGCCTCGACGGCGTGCTCGACGACGTCGTGCGCACCGTCGCTCAAGCGATCGAGGATGGCCGCATCGACGCGGCGGAGCGCCAGGCCATCCGCAACCGCATCGTGGCGGCAAAGCAGGACCTTGCTCGCCTTGAAGCAATGATGATCGACGGGGTCGCCTGATGGATGGGGAGCCCGAAAACCCTACAAAGACCGTGACGGCAATCTGCGCACTGCTGCCCGACGACCCGGAAATGGCCGTGAGCGTCGTGACTGTCGCCTGTGCCGCCGCCGCGATAACGGCCGGACTGGACGATGAGGCGACCGTCGACGGACTGCGTGCGGCACTCGTATCCATGCGCGGAAACGATTTCGTCGATACCGCCCGCAAGGGGGTGCACTGATGCAGGGTGCCGCTCTCTCCTCCACGTGCTGGACGGCCGGCGGACCGGTCGGCCCGCGCTGTCTAGCTTTCCTGCGGCGGGTGCGCGCCGGCGGCGCCGCCTACAAACTCGTCCGCAATGCCGATAGCGAGGCACTCGATAAGGCGCTTGCCTCCGGTTTCGTCGCGTGGGCACGCCGCAGCCGCGACGACGTGCGGCTGACGGCGAAGGGCGCGGAATATCTCGACCGGCTGGCGAGGGTGGAATGACGAGGCTTTCCCGCCAGGTCCTCGTCGAGCGCGTTCTGACGCTCTGGCTTCAGGAAAACCGCGATACGCACTCGATCGCCGCCGAACTCGGCATCGACGAGGACGAGGTCTGCAAGATCATCGAACAATCGGAAGGAAGAAGGCCGTGAGCGATCAGCTTCCGAAGCTTGGGCCGAAGGCGCGCGAGATCGTCGACGCAGTGTTGCGGGAAGGCATCTATCGGGCACCTAAACAGTCCGAAATCGCCGTTTGCCGCAATCTGAACAGCCGTCAGCTCCTCTCTCGCGACAAGAGAGATGGCGCGGTCTGGTATCCGACGGCGAAGCTTTGCGAGCTGGCCGGCGTGACGCCGCCGGAAATCGGGCAGGGGGGCGAGGGCGGACCCGGCGCGCCGGATTCTCGAGTTCAACCCGAGGAGGGCGCCGATCGCCTCCCTGCGCCGGCCGAGATCGAGCCTTCGCCGACGGCTGACCTGCCTCCGCTGACGCGCCTGCCGCATCATCCCCTCGCTGCCCTTTTCCCCATGTTGCCCGACGACGAGCTGCGCCGCCTCGCGGACGATATCCAGGCGAACGGACAGCAGGAGCCGGTCTGGCTGCTAGACGGCAAGATCCTCGACGGGCGGAACCGCGAGGCGGCTTGCCAGCTGGTCGGCATCGACGCCTGGACAAAGGAATACGAGGGCAAGGACCCGCTCGGCTTCGTGCTCTCGCTCAACCTGCATCGCCGGCACCTGACCGAAAGCCAGCGGGCCATGGTGGCGGCGCGGATCGTCGACTGGGAACGCGGCATTAACCAGAACACTGCCGGGGATGCAAATTTGCACGCCCGCGAGGCGGGGCGCCGGCTGTCGATTTCCGAACGAGCGGTCAAGGCCGCAAAGCGGGTGCGCGACCATGGCGTCGAGGCGCTGTCCGATGCCATCCGCGACGGGCGTATTTCCGTGCACGCCGGCGAGGCTCTGAGCCATCTGGAGCGGGCGGCGCAGGAAGAGGCGCTGCGGCTCGAGGAAAAGGAGATCATCCAGCGCGCCAAGGAAATCCGCCAGAAGCGGCAGGAGATCCGTCATGCCGTGCGGCTGACTCATATGGCGCATGTGGCCGAGGCCGGCTCATCCACGGCGGGCAAGGTCGGGCAGAAGTTCCCGGTCATCTATGCCGATCCGCCGTGGCAGTTCGGCGTGCGCTCGGAAGTGACGGGGCGCGAGAAGAGCGCCGAGAACCACTATCCCACCATGCCGACGGATGCGATCTGCGCTCTCTTCGACGAGATCGGCGCTCCGGCCAAGGCCGACTCCGTCCTGTTTCTCTGGGCGACCAACCCGATGCTGCCAGATGCCTTCCGCGTCATGGCGGCGTGGGGCTTCACCTATGTGCACCACTGGATCTGGGACAAGGAAGTTGCCGGAACCGGCTATTGGGGCCGCGATCGACACGAGCTGCTGCTGATCGGCAGGCGCGGCGACCCGGTTTCGCCGCTGCCCGGCTCACAGCCGGAGACGGTCTATCGCGAGCGGAAGGGCAGGCACAGCGCCAAGCCCGATTACTTCGCCGAGCAGATCGAGCGGCTCTATCCCGCCATGCCGAGGCTGGAAATGTTCTGCCGTAGCCCGCGCCCGGGCTGGACGGCGTGGGGATTTGAGGCAGCGACAGGGGAGGCGGCTGAGTGACCTCCATGCTTACTATCATCGAGGAACTTGCCGATGCGCCGGACCATCAGGCGCGGGCGCGGTGGCTGCTCGAAGTGCCGCTCGCGGTGATCATTCGCGACCAGGTGACTATCCACCGGCTGCTCTCTGCGGCCGGTTTTCACGAGGGGCTTGCCTACTTCGCAGCCGAGATCTCGGCGCTTTCGGCGACGCGCGGCCGTGACGGGCTTGCGCCAAACACAATCCGCATGACGCGGGAATACGCCCGCATCGGAATTCAGATCATTGCGCGCGAGGGCGCGGAAGGAGGGAAGCATGCTGCAGCTGGCTGATCGGAGACGGTCACGCTCGGCCGCCATGAGCGGCAAGATGGATGAGCTGCAGGCGCTGGCCGCCGTAATCCTCTGGAAATCAGGCCATTTCGACACGTTCGACCTCGCCGCCGTTCTTGGCGTTGGCGAGGACGCTGTCTGCCGAACGCTGCAGGCGGCGCGGCACGTGGCGAACGGAGGAGCATGATGTTTCGCACTGACCTGTTCAGCGAGACGAGCACCGATGCGCTGATGGCCTCGGCCTACATCGGCCACCTGGGCGTACGGCAGGAGGCCGCGTAAATGAGCATCGCCATCATGTCACAATTATTCAAAGCGCATCTGGGTTCAACGAACCGGAAGATGCTGGCCGTGCGCCTGGCGGACTTCGCCGACGACGACGGCAAGGGCATTTGGCCGACCGTCGGGCGGCTTGCGCGCGAGACCGAGCTTTCCGAACGTACCGTGCAGCGCATCCTTTCCGAGTTTGTCGACGAAGGTCTCCTGATCGTCCGCAAGAAAGGCGGATGGAAGCCCGGCGAGGGTACCCGTTACGATTTCAATATGAGCGCTCTCGGTCGCCTGCAGGCTGCAAAAGTGGCTATCGAGGGGTGTCACGGTGTCACCCATGACACGGTGACACCCGTGACAGCGGCGACAGGGACGGGTGACACCGACGACGCCGAGGGGTGTCACGGTGACACCCAAACCGTAATAGAACCACCAATAGAACCATCAGATTTGAGAGAGGGTGCGCGCGAGGCGGAAGGGCAGGAAAGCCAGACCGAGACGCCGCAGTCGATCGACAAGGCGTTCTGGGCGTTGGTGAAGAACTGGCCGCAGTTCGACGGAATGCCGAAAGAGCCGGCTCGGCGTGCTTGGCATGCGCTGACGGCCGCCGAGCGCCGGGAAGCGGCCGATCGGTTCCCCCGTTGGCTGCAGCTGCTGAAGGCGCAGAGGAAGTCCCACACGCCGGCACCATCCACGTATTTCGGCGAAAAGCTCTGGATGGACGTTCCGGCGCAGGATGAAGCGGCAACGCCGGCGAACGCGATGGCTGCGCCCTTCGGCAAACTCTGGTCGGCGACGCGGATCTCGGAGCTGCTGTTGCCGCCGACTGGCATCGTCGCTCCGCCGACGAAGTTTGAGCAGATGCAGATCGATGCCGGGCAGGTGTCCCTTGCGGACGTGATGGCCGAGAAGCGCATGCGCGCCGGATGGCCGTCGGTGAACAGCATGCAGGAGCGGGCACGCTCTGCTCAGGGTTCGATATGCCCGCTGGCGCTCGAAGAGGCGGGGCAGGGCTTCCAGGCGGTGAAGCGTGACGGCGATCTGCTCGCCGCATGGCAGCGTGAGCACAAGCGCCGCGGCTGGCCCTTCCCGGAAGGGCGCTTGCCGGAGTGGGTCTATTTCCCGGCGATCGAAGGCGAGGGCGATCTCGACTTCCTCGTCGCCGATGCAGTCGAGCGCTACCGAGAACGAATTTCCGACTATCTCGCTAACAGGAGCAAAGGCGATGATCATGCAGCGTAGCACGTTTACCGGAAGCCCGATTGCGCTGCAGGGCCATGATCGCTTCGTCGATCGGATGCGGAGAATCAGCGACGGCCTGCTCGACGAGGGTGCGCTGCTCACGGCAAATCTCCGAATCAGCGGCGGTAAAGCGCCGTGGTTTGCGCTTCGGGTCTGGACGGGCCGCGAGAAGACTGTGGAAAACAGTCTCGGCGCCATGGGCGTGCGGTCGCTCGTCCCGATGCGGAAAGGCCCCGATTTGCGCCGTCGGGGTCGCGTAATCGAGGGGCGGATGATGCCCGTGATCCATGGTTATGTTCTCGTGCAGATGATGGCGCTCTCCGAGTATCTCGCCGGCTTGCTCGGCGTGGAGCATGTGATCGATGTGCTTGGCGGGTGTGATCGGCCGATGCGCCTGACAGACAAGGAAGTCAGCAGATTCAATGGCCTGGCTCGCAAGGGTAACTTTGATTGGGAGCGCCCTGTTGACCTGGTTGTGAGGGCTGGAGAGCCAGTCTGGATCACCGCAGGCCCGTTCTGCGATCGGAAGGCAACCGTGGTCACACCGAGCAAGAAAGGGCGTGGCGACGTGGTGGTCTCGATCGACTTCATGGGCGGCGAGGTGCCGGTGACAGTGCCTCTTGCTTTGCTGAAGAAGTTGTGAGAGTCATCTTGCCATTGGATGAGCTGATGATCCTGCAGTGAGCCTCTGAGAACGCACGAGAGTGCGGGGCGAAAACGCCCGAGGTCGGTACACCGGTCAGCCCCCGCCTTGACAGCCTCGCAACCGAGGCACCGATTCAGGGCAAGTGCGAAAGCTATGACCAAAGTACAGGCGGCCGAGAGGTCGCCTTTTTCGATTAAAAGCTATGGGCAGGCTCTCGATCATCAAGGTGCCTCGTTTATGAAAAGGCACAGCAACATCAAATCTTTAGTGCCGCGCTTGGGCCGATACAGCTGATCTCATCCCTGTTCGAGGCCAAGGCGGTGCAATAGTAAAATCTTCCGGAGCTCGATACTAAGCTCACAGTTTGGTGCTCGTGCGAGGTGTTCATCTTATAAGTCACGGCGTCGCCAGTGACAGGGTCTCGCTCAGGCAACTGGTACGATGCTTCACACCGAAGGCGGTAAATGTTGCGAGCGCACCAGTACAGTTTGTGCGGATCGTGTCTGAGCAGGAACGTGTTCACGTCCCCCGCTTGGGATATTTGAAAGTCAGCAGGGTAGCCGCCCGGCTTGGTTCGCACTGTAACCGCCGAGTTGTTCCCGACGCATCCAGCGATCGGTAACAGAATAGCAGCAATGCATGCTGCGCGCATTTTCCCCATAACTGTTCCTCCCGCAATGGGTTTCAGAAAATCACGTTCCCCTATGCCGAGCAAGTCTGCCAGTCGGCGTAGCCCCTTAGGCTTTTCGGGCCTCTGATGACCGTCGCTCACATCAAAGTCGATCTTCGTCAATTCAATCGATCCTTGACGGACATCCAGCGAAAGCAGCTTCCCTATGCCATCATGCTAACGCTGAACGAGACGGCCAAGGGTGGTCGCCTTGAAGTCCAGCGCGAGATGGATCGGGTCTTTGACCGGCCAACCCCTTACGCAAAGCGGGGCGTCGTCTATGACCGCGCATTGCGGCAGAACTTGAGGGCGGCGGTTGTCGTAACCGGTGACCGGACGAAGGGCGGGTTGCCTGCCACGGCATTCCTCGGCCCGCAGATCGAGGGAGGCCTGCGCACAAACAAGGCCTTTGAGCGACAGCTCGTCGATCGCGGATTGATGCAGAGGAACTTGGTGGCGGTACCAGCGAAGCGCGCGCCGCTCGATCGCTACGGCAACATGACGCAAGGGTTTCTGAACCGCGTCATGGCCGACTTGCAGATCGACTATCGCGGTGCTGGTGCCACTCGTACCCGCACATCGGCGTCGCTCAAGCGGAACAAGAACTACAAGAACGCCCGGTTCTTCGTGCCGAAGCAGCCTTCGCACCTCTACCCGGGCGTTTACCAGCGCGATCCAGCAACGAACACCATCCATCCGGTGATCCTGTTCGTGCCTCAGGTCTCGTATCGCATCCGCCTTCGCTTGCGTGAAGTCGTCGAGCGGTACGTGGTCGCCAATGTTCACGATCATTTCGCCGTCGCCTTCCAGCGGGCGGTTCGGACGGCCCGATAGACCGCTCCGACGGTTCATGGGTCCTTCCTGGCATCCGCCCGCCTGCGGGTATTTGGCACGGCGGAGGTTGCCCAGTCTGAGCGATTTTTTGAAGCCTAAAGTCAGAGCCTAAACTAAAGAGCCGGGCTAAAGAACGAGCGTTCCTAAAGATGAGCCTTGCAGCTGACATCATGACGAAGAGCGCGTTTGCGGCTCATGTCGGCGTCAGTGCCGGGCGCATCTCGCAGTACATTGCCGAGCGGAAGATCTTCGGTGAAGCGCTCGAAGGCGAGGGGCGGAACGCGAAGATCCGCGCATCGGTCGCGGTCGAGCAGCTGCGCAAGACCCTCGATCCGTCGCAGCGGTTCGGAGCGAACGGCGGGGCGACGCGCTCGGCGCCGGCGCCGGTTGCTTCCGAGCTGTCGTTCGACGTGCCGGAGAAGCCGAAGGCGCCTCAGAAGCCGACGGTCATCGGCGACCCGTTCATTGACGAGGTCGCGGCCGAGAAGCTGAAACAGCAAAAGATCACCACCGCGCGCATGGAGCGCGAGGAAGCGCTCGAGCTCGGCCGGTACATGCTGACCGACGATGCCCGGCGAGAGATGGTCAAGGCCGTGGCTGAAGCGTTCAAGGTCATGGAGCAGGCCATCCCCGAGATGGCGAAGGCGATTGCCGCGCAGTTCTCAGTTTCGACCCATGATGCGACCCATGTGCTGCTGAAGTCCTTTCGGGACCATCGAGCCAAGAAGGCGCGCGACTTCGCCGACGCAGCGGCCGAGTTGGACGAGCATGTCGAGGACGAGCAGCAATGACCGTGCTGTTCAATCCCGAGCGGCTCGCTCACAGCGTGCTTGCCGAGATCTGCGAGCCGCCGCCGGCAGTCGATTATCTCGACTGGGCGAAGCGGAACATCGTGTTCTCGGAACGCATCACGGACCATCCGGGGCCGTACAACGAAGACCTGGTGCCGTTCTTCTCGGAGATCCTGCGGGCGCTGTCGCCCGAAGATCCGTGCAACATCGTGAGCCTGGCGAAGTCGGCGCAGATCGGCGGTACCATCTGCGCCAACATCTTCACGCTCGGATCGCTCGACATGGCGCCCGGCGATTTCCTCTATGTCCACCCGACGGAGGAGAACGCGGCGCGCTGGTCGAAGACGAAGCTGATGCCGCTGGTGCGCGAGATGCCGGCGGTCGCGAAGCTGTTTTCACAGAACAGCCGCGATGCGAGCAACTCGGTGCTCTACAAGGAACGCATCGACGGGCGCGGCGCCATCCAGGCGGCCGGCGCCAACTCGCCGGCGGGCCTGTCGATGATCTCGCCGCGAAAGCAGGTCCAGGACGATCTTGCCAAGTGGCAGATGAACGAGGCCGGCGATCCGGAAGTTCAGGCGGACAGCCGCAGCAAGGCATTCTTCAACGGCAAGATCTTCAAGATCTCGACGCCGATGGTGTCGCCGGGCTGCAAGATCACAGCGAACTATCAGGAAGGGACGCAGGAGACCTACCACGTTCCGTGTCCGCACTGCCACGAGCTGCAGGAGCTGCGCTGGGAGAACATGCGGGATCACATCGATCCCGAGCACCCCGAGCAGGCCCATTTCGTCTGCATCCATTGCGGCTGCGAGATCCACGAGCACCATCGCGAATGGATGGTGAAGCCGGAAAACGGCGCGAAGTGGGTTGCCAAATATCCGGAGCGCGGCCGCCGCCATCGGTCCTTCCGCATCTGGATGGCCTATTCGCCATTCGAGCGTTGGGAGAACCTGGCTCGAGAGTGGCTGACGGTCCAGGCCGGCGGACCGGAGAACCGGGAAAAGGGCTCCGGCGCCGAGCAGACGTTCTGGAATGACTGGCTCGGGCTCGCTTTCGAGGCGGACAACAAGGCGATCGACTGGGAGGTGCTCCGCGATCGCGCCGAGGACCACGGTTTTCAGCGCGGCGTCATCCCGGCCGAGGCGCTGGCGCTGGTGCTCGGCATGGACGTGCAGGGCGATCGCGTCGAGTGGTTGCTGGTCGGCTACGGCAGAAACCGGTCCCGGGCCGTCATCGACCACGGCGTCGTCGACCATCGCGCCGGCAGCCACCTGGCGGACGCGAAGGAACATTCCGGCCATATCTCCGAGCCGGAGGTCCGCGCCGCCCTCGATCGGCTGCTGCAGCGGGAGTGGCTCGACGATGCCGGCCGGAAGCGCACCACCGACCGCGTGGCGATCGATGGCAACGCCTATACTGACGATGTCTGGAACTGGGTTCGCAAGCATCCGAAGTCGCGCGTCATCATGGTTCGCGGCGGCAATACGGAAGCGGCGCCACCGATCGTGCAGACGAAAGAGTATGACCGGAAGGGCAAGCCGAAGAAGCAGAAGTGGTCCTCCCGCTTCTTCACCTTCAACGCCTCGGCCTTCAAGATCCGGCTCTATCGGGACTACAAGAAAGACGATCCGGAGCAGGCGGGCTACATCCGTTTCGCCCGCGGCTTCGGAGACGATTTCTACCAGCAGGCGACATCGGAAGCCCGTGTACCGGAGAAGACCCGGAGCGGTCACACCCGCTACGTCTGGAAGCTCGCCGAGGGCAAGCGTAACGAGATCATCGACATGCTCAATCAGAGCCTGGCCGGTGCCTATCGCTGGGGCGTGCCCTACTGGACCGATGAGGAATGGGACGCGATCGCCGATCGGCTCGGCCGCCTCGAAGCGCCGCAACAGGGCGATCTCGAGGATCATCTGAACCAGATCGCCGTCAAGACCGAACTTGCCGCAGGCCAAAGCGCCGCGGCAGAACAGCAATCGCCGCTCGTCGCCGCCGCCCTCGCGCGCGCCGCCCGGGCAGCGCAGCGGAACCGCTAGGAACATTCATATGGCACTGACCGAACAGGAACGCGCCGTGCTTCTGGCACGGCTCGACGAAGCACGTGAGGCCTTGCACCAGATGGAGATCGGCCGCGCCGAGGTCTCGCTCAGCTATAACGGCGAGAGCGTCACCTATGCCGCGACCAACATCGGCGCGCTGCGTCAGTACGTCCGCGACCTCGAGGCGAAACTCGGCCTTCGCCGCTTCGCCCGGGCGCGCAGCCGTGGAGTGATCTTCGGATGAGCGGCGAAGTCACGATCCTCGGCCCCGATGCGAAGCCGCTTTCGCCGGCAGTTCGTGCGGCTGCCCGCGCGCAGGTCGCGAAAAACCGGCTGATGGCGTCCTCGGCCTACCAGGGTGCATCCTACGATCATCCGTCCTTCGCCAAATGGCGGCCGGGCACCTGGTCCGGTCAGTCGGCGCTGACCTGGTCGCGCTCCGAGCTGGTCGACCGGCTGAACGACGTGGCGCGCAATGACGGCTGGGGTGCCGCCGGCACCTCGCGCCTCGTCGACAACATCATCGGCTCGGGCTGGACGCTTGCAGCGCGGCCGAACCACGTCTCGCTCAACATGACGTTTGAGCAGGCGGAGGAGATCGCCGACAAGATCGAGGCTTTGTGGCGCGACTACACGCAGGACGTCGACAAATGGTGCGACGCCGAGCGGACGAAGACCATGGCCGGCGTTCTCGGCCTTGCTGCCCGTCAGCGGTTCGGTCCTGAGGGCGAGGCCTTCGGTGTCATCGTCTGGCAGGACAATGCACCGCTGTTCCAGACGGCGATTCATGTCGTCGACCCGGCCCGGTGCTCCAATCCGAATGGGCGGATGGATGAGGAGTTCCTCCGCGACGGCGTCGCCATCGACGGTTACGGCGCACCGGTCGGCTATCACTTCCGCAAGTCGCATCCGGGCGAATTCTTCGCCGGGAGTACCGGCCTGTGGCACTGGGAGTATGTCGAGCGGGAGACCGAATGGGGGCGCCCGATCGTCGTGCACGCCTACGAGCAGAAGCGCGCCGGCATGACGCGCGGCGTTTCCGACTGGGCTCCGGTCATGCGGTCGATCAAGCAGTCGACCGACTACGAGGACTATGAAAGCCAGGCGGCAATGCTGAACGCCGTCATGGCCGCCTTCATCGAGACCCCCTTCGATCCGGAAGAGATGCTCGAGGCGATGGGCGCGGATTACGGCAACGACGGCATCGCCAAGCTCTTCGGCGAAATGTCGGCCGCGCAGCAAGCCTATTACGGCGCCGCACCGATCGACTTGCCGGGCGTCCGCATCAACACGCTGCAGCCCGGCGAAAAGGCGACACTGACCAAACCTGAGCACCCGAACGCGAATTTCGAGGCCTTCGTCAATGCGGCGCTGCGCAAGGTCGCCAGCGCAATCGGCGTCACCTACGAGCAGCTCACCATGGACTGGAGCCAGGTGAACTATTCGTCGGCGCGCGCCGCACTCCTCGAAATCTGGCGCGGCTTTACCGCCAAGAAGGGCGGTTTCGCCTCGCAGTTCATGGCGCCGATCTATCGGGCATGGCTCGAGGAAGTGTTCGACAAGGGCCTGATCGAGCTCCCGGCGGGCGCGGTTCCTTTCGATCTGAACCCGGCAGCATGGTGCCATGCGGACTGGATCGGCCCCGGCCGCGGCTGGATCGACCCGCTGCGCGAGGCGCAGGCCGCCAGCGAGCGGCTCGCCGGCAATCTGACCACGCTCCAGCAGGAAGCGGCCGAGCAGGGGCGGGACTGGAAGATGGATGCGCAGCAGCGCGCCCGGGAACGGGCGTTCTACGAACGGCTCGGCCTCGATCCCGACCCGGGCAAGCCCGAGGCCAGATCGCAGGCGAGCGCCGCTCCGCCAGCCGAGCCGGGCGACGAAACCGAGGAAGAGGTCAACGGCCGGACCTCGGCGCGTCGGCATCCCGCCGGCATCCCGAGGATTGCCAGAAGGAAAACGGTATGAGGAACTATCCCGAAATCGCCAGTCGGATGTTCGGCACGCCGCTGATGCTGCATCCGTCGAAGGGCGACATCATTGCGCGGGCTTTCGGCCCGCGTGTGCTCGGCAGCCCGGACGCTCCGGCGCAGGTGGTCGGTGGCGAGGAGATGGGGCTCCTCGGCGAGAAGCTGCGGGATGCCACCGACTATTGGGGCGACGCCCTTTACAAGGGGCCGGAGCTCGTTGCGCCGGGCATCGCCCTGATCGAGATCGAGGGATCGCTCGTCAACAAGGGCAAGTGGATCGGCAAATCCTGCGGCATGACCAGCTACGAGGCGATCGGAGTGCAGGTCCGTGATTGCATCGAGCGCGACGACATCAAGGCCGTCGTGTTCGAAGTCGACAGCTACGGCGGCGAGGTGACCGGCGCCTTCGATTGCGCCGAGCAGATCTTCGAGCTTTCGCAGGCGAAGCCCACCATTGCCGTTCTAACGGATCATGCCTGCTCGGCCGGTTATCTGCTGGCCTCGCCCTGTCGGCAGCTGGTCATACCGCAGACCGGTATTTGCGGATCGATCGGCGTCATCTCAATGCATGTCGACATGAGCGCTTGGCTCGCGAAAGAAGGCCTCAAGGTCACGATCCTGAAGGCGGGCGAGCACAAGGCCGACTTCAACCCCTATGAGGCTATCCCGGACGATGTGCTTCAGCAGGAACTCGCCGGGCTCGAAGAGCTTCGCGTTGAATTCGCAGCCACCGTCGCGCGGTACCGTGCCGGCCGGCTGACACAGCAATCCGCTCTCGCCACTGAGGCGCGGGTCTACCGTGGACAAAAGGCGGTTGATGCCGGCCTCGCCGACGCGGTTGCACGCCCTTCGCAGGTTCTCGAAGCCTTCGAAGCTGAACTGAGCCGGACAGCCGGCTAACCCCAACATCAACTGGAGACGACGAATGTCGAACTTGACGCGTAGCAGCGCGCTCACGCGGAGCGTGCTCGCCGCCATTAGCGGCAAGAAGGGCTCCCGGCTGGAAGACGAGCGGCCGGAAGACGAGGAAGTGATCGAAACCGAGGGGGAGGACACCTCCGCCGAGGATAACTCTTCCGATCCGGAGAGCGAGACCGAGGAAGAGGACACCAGCGCCGAGACCGAGGAAGAAGAGACCGACGACGGCAAGACGTCGGCCAGCACCGTCCGCCGCGCCGAGCAGGGTCGCATCCGCTCGATCCTCACCCACCCGAAGGCCGAGGGCAATCCCGGCCTCGCCGCCGAGCTTGCCTTCGGCTCGAGGTTCTACTCGGCCAAGGAAGCGGGTGCGCTTCTCTCCTCCGCTTCCGCCGGCGGTTCGCGCCTTGCCGGTCGCATGGCCGGAAAGAGCCCGACGCTCGGCGCCGGCACGCCGGGCGGCGGCAAGGCCACCGAGAAACAGGCGGTGATCTCCACCGTCCGCTCCACCATCCTGGCCCGTCACGGCCGTAACCGGAAGGATTCCTGATCATGGGAGAAGCAACCTTCGCCCCGAACGACCTGCTCGTTTCCGACGTGCCGGTCATCACCCGCAACATCACCATCGTCAGCGGCCAGAACCTCAAGCGCGGTGCTGTCCTCGGCAATATCACCGCATCGGACAAATACACCCTGTCCGCTTCGGCCGCTGCTGATGGGTCGCAGACGCCCGGCCTGGTGCTGGCGACCGATTGCGATGCATCCGCCGGTGACGTCGTCGCCGCGGCTTACGCGAGCGGCGCTGTCGATTCGACGAAACTCTTTCTGGGCGCCGGACACACGGCCGCTACCGTTGAGGCCGCTTTCCGCAAGGCGGGCGCTCCCCTCTACGTGCGCGTCCTGAAGTAAGCCCGAGACCGAAAAGGACACCACACATGGAAGAACTTCTCCTCTCCACCGCAGAACTCGTCGCAGTTCTGCCGCCTCGCGATCGTCCGGAAGCATTCCTGCGCGATCGCTATTTCTCCACCACGGTCCTTTCCGACATGGAACAGATCGTCTTCGACAAGATCCTGCCGGATCGCGAGCTTGCGCCGTTCGTCCACCCGGATGTTCCCGGCAAGGACTCGGCCAACCGCGGCTTCAAGGCGACCAGCTTCACGCCGGCTTACGTCAAGCCGCAAAATACGCTGCGCCCCGGCGGCAACATGATCCGCATGCCGGGCGAGCCGATCGGCGGCCGCAATTCGCCGGCGCAGCGCTACGCCTATAACCTCGCGACGATCATCGACGACCAGGACCAGCGGATCACGAGGCGCGAGGAATTCATGTGCTCGCAGGTTATCCGCACCGGTCAGGTGATCGTCGAAGGCGAGGATTATCCGACCCAGACCGTCAACTTCGGCCGTAATGCCGCGCTGACGATCGCGCTCGCCGGCGCAGCGCGCTGGGGCGAAGCCGGCGTCGACCCGATGGACGATGTCGAGGCGTGGGTGCAGCTGCTTTCCGATACCAGCGGCTTCACCGCTCGCGAAGTCCTGCTCGGCCCGGGCGCTGCGGGTCTCCTGAAGAAGTCGCCGCGCTTCCTCGAGGCGCTCGACAACCGGCGCCAGGATGGCGGCATCATGCAGCTGGGGCCGGTCAGCACCGGAGCGGAGAACAAGTATTACGCGGTTCTCGGCACCATCGGCGAGCTGACCTTCATCCAGTATTCGCAGCCCTATACGGTTGGCGGGGTGCGCAACAACTTCTGGCCGTCCATGGGCGTCGGGATCTTCGATCCCTTCGGCTTCATGGGCCACTTCGCTTACGGCGCCATCCTCGACAACGACGCGCTCCTGTCCATGGAGCGCTTCCCGGACATGTGGCGGGAAAGGAACCCGTCGCGAACCATCGTCCAGACGCAGGCAGCACCGCTTCCGATCGCTCCGGAGCCGGACGCCAGCCTGTTCGCGCTGGTCCGCTAATCCCTAACCCCGTGTTCGTCTGCATATCCGCCGGTTTCTCGCCGGCGGATACGCGGGACTTGAAAGGACGCTCCAATGAGCAAGAAAACCGAGCAGTTCAATGTGACCGTCAAGGTCGGCAAGAAATCCTACGCGCCCGGTGAGCCGGTTCCGGTCGGTACCGGTGGGATCACGGCCGAGGAAGCGGATAATTTCCGCAAAAATTTTGGCACCTTTACCGCCGGACCCGAAGCTACGGCCGCGGCGCCCGTACCTTCCGTCGATCTCGACAAGCTTCGCGAGGCGATCGAGAAGCTCTCGGCCGACAACGACAAGCTTTCGGCCGACAATGACCGCCTGACGGCGGAGCGTGACAGCGCGATCGGCGATCGCAGCACGCTGCTGAAGCAGAACGAACAGCTTGAGGCCGACAATGCGACGCTGGCCGCCGAAGTCACCAAGCTTCAGGCCGAGATCGAAAAGCTCAAGGCTCCGAAATGACGCCGCGTCCCGCCATGTTCGAAAGGATGGGGCCGAAGTTTGCCAAAGCCTTCGGCAATGCCGACGCCGTGTTCACGGTCGACGGTGTCGCGAGGCCTGCCGTGCGGGTCATCCTGCGCGTGTGGCGGGAAAGCGATCTGGCGGAGGAGCAGGAGCAGGCCGTCGAAGGCACCACGCATCTGCTCGCCGTGTCCGCCTCCACGGTGCCCGGTCTCGCCAGCCAGCGCGACAGCGTGGCAATCGGCGGCGTCACCTATCAGGTCATCAACATCGACGATGATGCGCGGGCCATGCTCCGCATCTCGCTTGCCGGAGATATCTGATCATGAAGACACAGGAACAGGAAGCGCCGGCCGCCGCGGTCGATCCGATGGAGGACCTCTGCCTGGCGCTGTTCTCGACGGAAGAGGGCGCCAAGAAGAAGGCCGCGCGCCAGACCGCCGGCGCCATGACGCAACGGCCGTGGCCGCAATTGCCGTCGCGGCTCCGCTCGGCGATCCGCTCCGATATCAGTCGTCTGCTCGATAGCGGCAAGGCGCGCGCCCAGATCCTCGACGCCGGCTATTCCGCAGGTGTCGTAAACCAGGCGCTGCGCGACCTCGGCCGGTCGGTCGCCTGATATGGCACACCTCCGCAGTCAGATCTTCGCGGCCGTCATCGCGCGCCTCTCGGCCATTCCGGAGTTCTCCGGGGCGGACAAGGTGAAGCGCGGCCGCAAGGGCGCTATCTCGCAGGAGAAGCTGCCGGCGTTGACCGTCACCTGGGCCGATAGATCGGAGACCGTGACGGTCCGACCCTCGTCGGGGCCAGCCGGAGAGGACGGTTACGACCGGTCCCTGCCGCTCTCGATCGTCGTGCACCTGCGGGACGATGAGCCGGAAGAGGAATTCGATAGGCTTTGCGTGCTGATCGAGGCAGCGATGGCCTCGGACATGACTTTCGGCGGCCTCGCCATTGAGGCGCTGCTGCAGTCGGAACAGTATTTCGTGAACCCGCAGACCGGCATTTCCCTGCTTGCCGGTTCGCTCAACTACCAGATCGCCTACAAGACGCTCGCCGCCAATCCGGAACAGGCTGCGCTCTAAACGCTCTGCATGCCGTTATCCCAAAACCGCTGCACACTTTTGGGCGGCATGCAGTAGCGCCACCACTCCCACCAGCAAAAGAGGACTTTGCCATGGCTCTCGGCCGTCAGCTTACGCTTGCCCGCTCGACCGGTGCAGGCGCCTTCACCCTGGCCTGCATCACCGAACAGCGATCCCTCGAGATCAACAACGAGGAAATCGATATCACCAAGCCGAGCTGCACCGATCCCGGCAGCAAGCTCACGCTGGCGCTGATGTATGGCATTCAGTCCATCCGCTTCAGCGGGCAGGGCGCCTTCGTCGATACCGTCACGATGAAGGCGGTGACCGCCGATGCCGTCAACCAGGTCATTACCGAGTATCAGGTCACGGTGCCCGGCGTCGGCACGTTCGAAGGCGACATGCTCGTCTCGATGACCTTCTCCGGCGACAAGACCAACGAGCTGCAGGCCGACATCCGCTGCGCCATGACCGGCGCTCTCACCTTCGTGCCGGCTGTCTAAGCGGAGAGTTCCATGTTGCCTGCCAATCCATTGCGCGGCGAGGCGGAGGTTCGCATCGGTGCGATCGACTTCCGCATCGCCGTCACTTTCTCCGGGCTCGCTCGTCTCTCCGATGCGATCGGCGCCCGCACCCTCGACGAGCTCTACGGCCGCCTACTCGGCTTCGAGCCGAAGGCGGTCGCCTGCGCCGTCCGCTGCCTGATCGTGGCGGATGACGAGGATCAGATCTCGGCGCTTTCGGCGAAGATCCTCGACGACGGCAATATCTCGGCCGCCGACCAGCTCGCCTGGCGCGGGGCGGTCGAAAAGGCGCTGTCGGCTCACATTGCTGCCGGGACAGTGCGGCGGGACGAGCGGACCGCAACGCAGATTGCCGGAGACGCCGTTCTGGGAAAGCCCGTAAGCCCCTCCTGATCAGGGATCATCTCAAGTCGCTCTACCGTATCGCCACCAACCCGAAGATGCTCGGCTGGTCGCCGGAAATGTTCTGGAAGGCGACGGCGGCGGAATTCGAGATGACCGTGGAGGGGCTTTCCGGAAACGTCCGTGGCAGACCGTTCATTTCGCGCGAAGAGGTCCGGCGCATTGCCGCAGAGCATGGCGTTCGCCCATCGCTGAAGGGCAGTCCGAACGCGAGGACGATCGGCAGTTGATCAGCTTGGTTTCACCTAGTCGTCAATCTTGGCAATAATGATGCCGAGCGCCGCGCCGACGACGCCGAGGCCGAAGGAAATGGCGCCGACAATCTCATTCATTGCAGATTTCGCTGCGAAAGCGACAAGTACGCCGCCGAATACCTGAAGAAGGCCTAACACAAAGATCGCGACCGCCACGTTTCCACTCCGCTGCTGTTGAACGCAACAAGTTGCACAGTGTGAGTGGAAGTCAACTGGTGGACGCGATCTTCTCCATATTTGAGGTCACCAATGAGCCGTCCCGACATTCCCGTCACGATCTCCGGTGATCCGAAGGGCTTCGAGTCCGCGCTTGCCCGGGTGCGGGCACTCTCGAAGTCGACGGCAACGGACGTTGCATCCTTCGGCCGGATCAAGAACCTCGTGGCCGGCGGCGCCGGTCTCGTGACCGGGCTTGTCTCCGCCGCCAGCGTCACCGCATTGCGCGACGCAGCGAGCGCGATTGCCTCGATCGGCGACGAGGCGCGTCGGGCCGGCCTCGACGTCAAGAGCTTCCAGGAGCTGAAGTTCGTCGCCGAGCAGAACCGTGTCGGCGTCGACGCGCTGACCGACGGCATCAAGGAATTGAACCTTCGGGCCGACGAATTCATCGTCACCGGCGGCGGCTCGGCAGCAGAGGCCTTCCAGCGCCTCGGCTACTCGGCCGAGGACCTGAAGGGGAAGCTCGAGGATCCGGCCGATCTCTTCACCGAGATCATCGGTCGGCTGGGCGAACTCGACAAGGCGGCACAGATCCGCATCATGGACGAAATTTTCGGTGGGACAGGCGGCGAGCAGTTCGTGCAGCTGATCGAGGCTGGTGAAGCGGGCATCCGCGACACCATTCAGGCCGCGAACGACCTCGGCATCGTTCTTGACGAGCAGATGATCGATAGGGCGCAAGAGATCGATCGCAAGTTCAACATGCTTGCGACGACAGTCGGCACGAAGTTGAAATCCGCCATCGTCTCTGCTGCCGAGAGCCTGGCGGAATTTATCGACGGCTTCCGTGATTTCCAAAACCAGATGAACAGCACGCTTCAGGGCAGGCAAGCCGAAATCGGCGAGCGTCGGCTCGAGATCGAGAATGAAATCCTTAAGAAGAAGGAGGCGCAGGCTCGACAGGACGAGAAGCTCTCCGATGTCGCCAGGAAGCTTGGTTTTGAAAACAGTAAGAACGCCAACCTTGCCGGCTACACTGGGCAGATAGAAGCCCTGAAGGAAGAGAGCCGGAAACTCGCCGAAGAAGAGGCGAAGATCGTTAATATCCTGAGCGATCGCCTCAAGCCGATGAACCGCCCGGCCGAGAGGACCTGGACGCCGATCCCCACGGAAGAAAAAGGCGGCGGCCGGTCCAAGAAAGTCTCGGAGGCCGAAAGGGAAAAGAAGGCGATCGACGACGTGATCGCGTCGTTGCGTGAGGAGCTGGCGATCATCGGGCTCACCGATATCGAGCGCGAGCGCACCATTGCGCTCCGCGAGGCAGGGGTGGAGGCGACCTCGAAGGAAGGCCAGCAGATCTCGGCGCTCATCAATGAGAAATACCGCCAGCTCGCTGCGGAGGGGGCGCTCGCCGAGCAGTATGAGCGGAGCGAGGAAGCAGCCGAGCGGATGGGACAGGTCCTCGACGACCAACTGATGCGCATCGTGGACGGGAGTTTCGATGCGAAGGAGGCGATCGCTGCTTTGCTCAGCGAGATCATCAGCGTTCAGACGAACGGGAAGGGGCTTTTCGGTTCGCTGTTCAGCGAGATCTTCGGCGGTGGTAGTGGACTGAGCTCCAGCTTCGTGCCGACCACAACGCTCGGTGACTTCCTCGGCTATGGCGGTGCGCGCGCTGGCGGCGGTGATGTTTCTCCCGGGCGCATCTACCGGGTGAACGAATATGAGGACGAGTTCTTTGCCCCAACCAGCCACGGCAGAATCATCGCACCGAGTAAACTGTCCGGCGCGTCAAGCGATGGCGAGGCCGGCGGCGGCCGCACCGTTGTTGAGATCGTACTGAGCAAGGATTTGTTGGCCAGTGTCCTCGAGCAAACTGGCGATCAGACCGTGCGCATTGTCCGCAGCAACGAGGAGGCCCGGGCAAACTATCGCCAGAACGGCGGGGAAGATTTCTGATGGCGTTTCTCATTTCGCTTCCGAGCGTGGTTTATGGCCAGGTCGCGTTCGATCCGGTTCGCATCCGCGACACCAACCGCATGGAGGGTCGGCGCACCGAGATGGCCTATTCCGGGACGCCATATTGGATCGCATCCTATTCGGCGTCGAAGCTGACAACGACCGAGGCAGCCTTGTTCGACGCCTTCAACATGGATGCGAACGATGGCGGCTATATTGCCGGTTACGATCCGCACCGGCCTCGGCCGATCGCCTATCAGGGCAGCAACCCGCTTTCCGGCGTGAAGGCCGGCGGCGGTGTATTTTCTGGCGACGCGGTGTTGCAGTCGATCACGGATCGCAACACGGTCGTGGTCTCGGGCCTGCCGGCCGGCTTCCAGCTCGGACCCGGTGATTACGTGGAGGTGCGGAAGTCGACCTTCGTGCGATCGCTGCACCGGATCACCCTGGCGGCGACAGCAAGCGCTGCGGGCGTCGTGACGCTGAAGATCCGCTTCGGGCTCGACCTGCAGGTGTTCACCCTGCCGTGCACCGTCCATTTCGAGAAGCCATCCTGCATCATGGAGATGGATGCGGGGAGCTTCAGCCTGCCGAAGACCTGGCCGAACTATAATGTCCAGTTTACCGCAACGGAGCTGTTCCTCTCATGAGCGTGCTATCTTCCGAGGTCGAGGACCTGATCGAGAGCGGCGAATTCGCCTTGCTGGACCTGATCCGCTTCGATCTGCCCGGCAAAACCGTCGGCTATCACCGCGGCGGCCGCAAGTTCACCTACAATGGCTTGCTGTACCTGCCGAACCGGTATCTCCAGCCCGGTGACCTGGTCAGTGCCGTCGGCGTGGCCGTCACCACGCGGACCGTCGTCTTCTCCAACATTCCGGTGACCGATCCCGAGGATGCGGTCGCGAGGATCGAGGAGTTCAACTACCAGAACACGCCTGTCATCATCACCTCGCTCGCCGGCGAGCCGGGCAGCAGCAACGTCGTCGGGGTGCTGGTCTCGACCATCTACGAGATCGACCAGGTGCGCTACAACGAGGGTGCGGTCTCTGGTTCCGAGCGGACGCTGACGATGATGATCGACCTACAGCCGCCCGGACGCTCGGCCCGCGGCTCGACCGGCGTCAAGCGCTCGCAGGCCGAACAGCAGTTCGACAATAATCCGACGGACACGGGCCTGGAGCACGTGGCGACGAATGCGACCATCCCCGAGGAATGGGGCCAGGTCTCGCGCTGACTTGATCTAAATTAAAGAGCATAGAACGGTTACGGAACGCTTGATGGACAAAGCGGGTCCGCCTCCGCCCTCCATACCACTACTTCAGAGACATTCCATGAACCGCTTCCGCATTGTCGAAGCCACGCTCGCGCGTGAGCTTGCGAGACCCTATGCCTATGGATCGGCCGATTGCTTCATGCTTGGCTGCGCCTTCGTCGATGCGTTGACGGGCTCAGCCATGGCTGAGCGGTACCGGGGCGCCTATCGGACGCTTGCCGGTGCGCAGCGGGCGCTGCGCCGCCGCGGGCATACGTCGCTGGTGAGCTTCTTCGCAGCCGAGCTCGGTCAGCAGCCGCAGGGCGGGGCGGAAGCGCGTCTTGGCGATCTCGTCATCCTGCGCCTCTCCGACGGCGCCGAGCATGTGGGCATCTGCCTTGGCGCCCGTTTCGTCACCAAGACCGAACGCGGCCGCAGCGATCACGGCCTCGCCGACGTCGTTGCAGTCTTCCACATCGGATAATTCAGCATGGCAATCTTTACAGGAATCGCCACCGCGATCGCCGGTGCGCTGTTCGGCGGCTCTGCGCTTGCCAGCAGCCTGATCGGCGGCGCGCTGGCCTTCGGCGCCAAGTTTGCCGTGGGCAAGCTCACCCAGCAGAAACAGGGCAAGCAGAAGCACACGGCTGTCCAGGGCGAGATCCAGTTCGGCGGCGACGTGCCGGTCGGCACCCTCTACGGCGTCGGCAAGACCAAGGGGCAGCGTGCTTTCTATGCCAAGTGGGACAAGGGCAACAAGCGCAATGCCGAGGTCTTCATCCTCGCCAACGGCTGGTGCGACGGGCTCGAGCCGTATGTCTACATGTATGGCGAGAAATACAATCTCATGGCGCAGGCGACGATCGGCAACGAGGTCGCACGCTACGGCGTCCAGGGCTTCATCGACGGCGACGGCAACAGCGCGATCTCGATCCGCTTCTACGACGGTCGGCCGGGGCAGGGCGTCGATCAGCGCCTCGTCGACGTCACCGCCAACCTCGGCAACAAGTGGAAGGCGACCAGCAAGCTCTCGGGCATGTGCTATGTCGTCGTCGAGCGCTATTATCACCTCGAATTCTTCCGTGACGCCGGCAAAGGCAAGCCGGACATTGACTTCGTGCTGCGCGGGCTTCGCGAATACGACCCGCGTAAGGACTCGACGGTTGCCGGTGGCTCCGGGACGCAGCGGCTCAATACGCCGTCGACCTGGGTGCACACCAAGAACCCGGCCGTGCACCGCCTCAATTATCAGCTGGGGCTGCGCGCGCTCGTCTCCGGTCGGACCTTGATCGGCGAGGGCAAGAGCCTCGGCCAGATCGACCTCGCCACCTACTTCGTTGCAATGAACGTCTGCGACACGCTGCGGGCGAACGGCAAGAAGACCTACGAGTGCTCGCTCTTCGTCAGTGGCGACGATGACCACACAGAGGTGCTGAAGCAGTTCGACGACGCGATGGCCGGCTATGGATTGAACCGCCGCGGCCTGTCCGGCGTGATTCCCGGTGCGCCGCAGATCGCGGTCAAGGACCTGACTGCAGCCGACATCCCGATTGACCGGGCAAAAGACGTGCAGTTCCGGCCGTCGGCCTTCGAGCGCTTCAACCACCTTTCCGGCCAGTTCACCTCGATCGAATCGATGTGGAACCCGGAGAGCCTGAAGCCGGTCTATGTGAATGCGGACATCGCCGCCGATGGTCGGAACCGGCAGACGAGCATCGATTTCCTACAGGTGACCGATCCGGACATTGCGCAGTATCTGCTCAATATCCGCTATCGGCAGAACCGCATGGGCGGCAAGGCGACGGTTCCCGTCAGCCGTCGCTTTGGCCTGGCGGTACAGGAAGGCGAATGGATCACCTGGCGCGGCAAGAGCTGGCTGATCAGCGAGTGGCGGGCGGACGAGCGGCTGCGCATCACCCTGGTGCTTTCAGAAACCAGCGCTGAGATCTATGACGACGACGGCATCGAGCCCGGCCCAATCGTCGTGCCGCCGACGCCGCCGATCAATCCGTCGCTGCTGTCGACCGTGCAGAACTTCAATGTTGCCGTCGGCATGATCAACGGCGCGCAGGGCTATGACACGCCGGCGCTCGTCTTCACCTGGACCCCGCCGGACGATCCGACGATCACGGCCGTGCGCTTCGTCTATCAGATCGAAGGCACGATGGAGCTGTTCGAGGATCAGTGCACCTCGCCCGAGGACGGCCAGTTCCGCACAACGAAGAATGTCGTGTCCGGCAAGGTCTACAACGCCCGGGCGACGATCACGACCGTGCCCGACCGGCTGCGTACCTTTACGCCCTGGATGACGACGGTACAGCCGACCGGCTTGCAGACGCTGCTAACTGGCTTGCAACAGCTGCAGGACGATGCGCTGAACCGCTTCAAGGAACTGCAGCAGGAAATGGACGAGTTCTTCCGGCCGCGGCTGGTCGAGCTGCTGGATGCTTTCTCGCTTGAGGGTGCTGTCGGACAGATCGAGCGCCAGCAGATCGTTGCCACCATAGGTGACGCGCTGGCGCAGATCACAGAGGAGCGCCGGGTTCGCGTCTCCGAGAACGAGGCGATGGCGCAGGTGCTCACGTACCTGCAGGCTAGCGTCGGCACCACAAATGCGCGGCTGATCACCGAGGAGACCGTGCGCGCAACGACAGACAGCGCCCTCGCAAGCTCGATCACGACACTCGACGCTGAAGTCGATGGCAACCTCGCCCGCTTGATCGCCGAGGAGACCGCTCGCGCAGACGGCGACGGGGCGCTTGCGAGCAGCATCAGCGGCGTGAGCGCCGATTTCAACGGCCGGTTCGCACAAGGGCTGGTGAAGTTCGAGGCGGTCGCGGCGCCGACCGGCGTTGACGCCCGTTTCTCGGTGTTGTTGCGGGCCGGGACCAACCAGAGCTTCAAGGTGTCGGGCTTTTATGTCGAGCTTTACACCGAAGGCGGTGTGCAGAAGTCGCGCATGGCCGTGCAGGCGGATCAGTTCCTCGTCACGTCAGGCAACAGCCGGCACTATCCGCTCGTCTTCGAAAATGGCGAGCTGAAGCTGGCCGTTGCCAATATCGGCACGGTCAATGCCGGTCTTCTTCAGTCGCTGAACGGCAAAATGAAAATCGACCTCAACAACGGCACGATCGAGATCTTTAGCTGATGACCAGGACAATGATTGGCGTCGACTCGACCGGCGCCGGCTGCATCAAGATCATGAAGAACGACGCCGACAATCCGCGCACCACGCCGGACAGTCAGCGGTCGAAGTTCCTCTATAACTCGAAATACGCTCTGAACGCATCGATTGCGCATATCGAGCGTATCAATCAAATCAGCTCTGGCGGAAGTGTCCAATACAATTATTACCCGGCAGGGTCGAACGCGTCCAACTATCAGAAGATGGAAGGATCAGGCGGCGGGGAGTCGACATGGCTGTTCCGTCATTCCGCGTTCCCGAAATGCAAATACAATATGCCCCTGTTTGACGTGAAAGCCACACGGACGAACACCGGGCGTTTCAACCAGCAGCGAATTCAGCGCCGCTATTCAGGGAAATACTATAACGACCAAGGCGGCTATTTCTTTATGGGGAACTGGTATCAGGCCCCGTGGATGAAGAACTTTAGCGGCAGTGTCAGTCAATGGGGTGCTTTCCCCTACGGTACTTACGCCAAAATCACCACGTCAACGAATGACGATGCATACAACCGCTTCTTGTCGCGAGACAAGCGGTTGATCGTGTGGAACCTGCCCGGCAATGAAGACCCGTCGCTGGAAGCGCCGCCCTTGGCGCCAAATGGATCGAAGAACATCATTCTGCGATCCGATAAGATGATCATCGCAAAGCCCGGCTACAACGCGGAGACGGCGAACGAATGGCAAGTTTCGTTCGACAGCCGCCGTGTGCCGGTCAAGGTCATTGCCGCCGCGGACATCGCCATTCCTGCCGGTGAATCCTTCTATGAGACCGGCATCACCTTGCCGGCAAACATCGCCCTTGATGTTCATTTTTACGAGGGATCAACGATCTACTACCCGTTCAATCCGAACATGAGCAACGGCCTGGGTGCGGATTATTGGTTCAGCGGCTCGCGAATTTATTTCAATTCGTCCGATACGATGCGCGCCCGGTTCATGCTCTACCTCGATGCAGGAGACCCGCCGACGAGCGGCAGTAACCGCGTGCTAAGGGAATTCACGGAAGGCGGCCAGGACATTGTGCAGTTCTTGCGCCCCGGTTCAGCCAACCCGCCATCATGGGCGGATATCATCATCGATACGCGCTGGCCTTGCGTGCAAATCATTGCGGAAGGCTATTTCAGTGTTGCGGTAGGAAGCCCGCTGCAAACGGTCATTAACTTTGACGCTTCCGGCATGTTCCCCATGGTCAAATACATGACCAAACACGGGGCGGGGTCCGAAACGAACGTTGGTAGTTGGACCGAATCGATCAAGCTTCCGACCTTGCGGCAACGCGTTTACTCGACCAACAGCAATTTTGAGTGTGGTGATAGTTCCCATTGCCGCCTCACACAGACAAGCGCCACGTTTGTCACCAATCGCGGGCAGCCGGGCGATTACTACAACGATGCAGACGATCCAGGCACGTGGCGAACGGAAGGCGCCGATCACGTGCTCGGCATCCGCTACTACATTCTCGGCATCCCAGCTTAGGAACTCCTGACATGACGATACCCTATGTAACGGGCACGGTTTCCGTGACCGCCGGCAGCGCCGTTGTCACCGGCTCCGGGACTGCCTGGGCCACGGCATTGATCGCCGGCGGGCTCTTCGGCCTCGACAGCAGCAACGGCAACCCGGTCCCGATCCTCTCGGTCGACAGCAACACGCAGCTCACGCTGGCGAAACCCTGGCGTGGCACGACAGCGGCGGGTCAGGCGTACTGGATCATCCGCGACACCGCCTATCTGCAACAGCTCTCGGCTAACGCGCAGGCGCTCGCGACCTATATCCAGCGACTCGACAATGCGGCGCTAGCGGCGATCGCCTCTCTCGATCCTGCCGCTGACAAGCTCGCATACTTTACCGGTTCGGGGGCAGCCGCGCTGGCCACGATAACCGGGTTTGCCCGGACGCTGCTGGATGACCCTGATCTTGCGACAGTGCTCGCCACGCTCGGGCTGACAAAAGCGGCCTTAACTGACAGCAACAATCTCTGGACGGCGCCGCAGCAGTTTCGTGGCGCCGCCATTGCTGGCGATGGCGTGATTGCCGCAACATTCGCAACGGAGCGCTCGTGGAGTGTCGTTCAAAGGGGCGCGGGTGCGGCCGCTTCGCTTTCGCTTGAAAACTCCTCGCAAAAGACGATCGCGTTTTCCAGCGAGGTTACATATACCGGGCCGCAGATTGTCCTGAAACCGCTCGGCGGCACGGCTAACCAGATATTGGTCGGCGGCGTCTCATCGACGGGGCACACGTTTCCGAGCTATTCATTCATCGAAGCGCCGGGAAGTGGTGTTTACGGATACAACACGGCGACTGTCGCCTTTGCTAGTTCAGGGGACAGGTGCGGCATCTGGAATTCCTCCAGCCTGCACGTCGGCGCGCGAACATCGAACACCACCTCGCAGACCGGCACGGGCTCGTCGTGTCTTTCAAACGGCCAATTCTTCTCCTTCCTCGAAGCGGCGTCAAACGCCTCACCTTTACAGGTCTATCTGAGCGCTACAGGAACGCTGGTCAACGGCGGCCGAATTCGCGCGGATTCAACGGGCTTGTCGCTGCCTTCGACGTCCGACTATCGCCTCAAGGAGAATGTTTCGGACCTCGTTGCCGTGCAAATCGACGCTTCTGAGTTCTCAGAGCTGTCATCTTCCATCTTGCGGGTGCTGGCGCTCCGGCCTGTGTCGTTTACGTGGAAAGACGGGCGCGTTCCGGGTCCGGTTACCGGTTTCATCGCTCACGAAATGCAGCAGGTGTTGCCGCATGCGGTTTCCGGCGAGAAGGACGCGATGGAGGATGTCGGGACGGTAACCAGAAAGGGTGCCACCATTCCCGAGACCGTGGTCGTCGACCTGGTCGAAGAAGTGCAAGAGGACGGAACGACGGTAGCACTCCGCAAGCTGGAGCGCGTCATTCCCGGGTATGTGGAGCCCGACGAGGTTTACGAGAACACGCCGCGATCGCTGGTCCAGGCCGGTTTCGAGTTCGAAAAGACGGGCGAGATCATCGCACCGCAGGCGGTCGATCATGTGCAGATCATTCCGAGCCTGGTGGCGGCGGTCCAGGAGATGACCATGATGCTTCTTGAGAGCCGGCGCACGGTTGCCGTCCTGAGTGAGCAAGTGACGGCGCTGACGGCCCGCGTTACGGAGCTTGAAACGTAAGGCTTCCCGATGTTGCGGACGAGAGCCGCAAATCCTTCCCCCTGATCCGTTCGGATCAAAACTCCAAAAGGAAAATCAGATGAATAAAACCGTGCCTCCCGGCGCGGCGATCCTGCTCGACTTCATCCGTGAAACGGAAGTCGGGCGGAGCGACCGCGCGTCCTATGACGTGATCTACGGCCATAACCAGGCCAAGCTGCCGCAGCCGCTGACGACCATGACCTATGGCGAAGTGGTCGACGCGCAGAAGGGTTGGTCGAAGCGGTTCCGCTCAAGTGCTGCCGGCGGCTATCAGTTCATGCGCGCCACGCTGATCGATCTTGCGAAGCAGGTCACGTCGATCAGCGGAAAAGATGTCTTCACGCCCGATCTGCAGGATCGGCTGGCCTACAAGCTGCTGCTGCGGCGCGGCTATGCCGAATTCATCGTCGGCAAGATTGACCTCGTCAAGTTCGCCGAGAACCTGGCGAAGGAATGGGCCTCCTTTCCGGTTCTCGCCGCCACGAAGGGCAGCGAGCGCGAGATCAGGCGCGGCCAGTCTTATTATGCCGGCGACGGGCTCAACAAGGCGCTGGTGAAGCCGGAAAAGGTCGAGGCGGTGCTGAACGAGGTCCTCGAAGCGGCACGCCGGCCGCATGAGCCGGTAGAGGAGCCACAGGCTCGACCGGTTCCGCTGCCGGTGCCGAACCCGAAACCGAAGCCGGTGCGCAAATCTGGCCGGTTCTGGACCTGGTTACTGACGGCCGGCGGCACGATCGTCACGGGGCTGAAGGAGCTGAACCTGGTCGCGCTCGACTGGCGGGTGCAGATCGCCATTCTCGTCGTCATCGTCGCCTTCGCGGTCTACGCGATCTCCTCCATGCCGGCTGCGCGCGGTGCCATGGGGCTGAAGTGATGGTCTACTGGCCGAAGATCCTCGGCGGCGTGCTCGTGCTCGCCGCCATCACCTGGGTCGTCGTCGAGATCCGCGAGGACGGGGCCCGATCCGCCAAAACCGCTATCGAAAGGCAGAACAATGAAGCGGCGAACCGCGCTCATTCGAAGCGACTACGACTCTTGCCTTGCTGCTGGCGGGCTGTGGAAGTTCGGGGCCGGGGAGTGCGACGGCCCTCAGAAGCATCGTCGGGACTGACCTGATCGGCGCGTGCGGCGCGACGCCGGCGGATCAGCGGAAGATCGACCGGACCGTCGTCGGCATCTGCGCCGCGGCGGTCTGGACGAAAGGGGAATGCGCTAGACATGGGGAAGGGCGCTGAATGTCGCAGAAATATTCGTCTCTGATCGAGCTGCTCAATGCCTGGTTTGGCGGCGCGGCAACGACCATGATCGGCGCTTTGGTCGGGCGGCTGATGTGGCACACGAATGAAGTCCGGAAGATGCGCCGGAAGTTCTTCGGCAAGGAGCTGCTCTGGGAAATGCCGATCGCCGTCGGCATGGCCTTCATCGGCGAGGCCTTGGCGTCATGGCTGGCGCTGGATCAACCCATGGCGACCGGCCTAATCGCCGCGCTCGCATATCTCGGCCCGCGGGGATCCGAAGTACTGTTCATCCGGTGGTTTGCGGCTAGGGTGGAAAAGGGCTAGAGGCTTTCGCTGATCGGGCCGATCTAGGCTTCGTAGCCGTGCTCCTTTCGATAGTTGTCAGTGTTGCGAGACCCGTGGCGTTTCACGGCTTGAAGCAGCGTATCGTCCAGGGGGTCAGTACCGCGATCAAAAGGTTGGGCGCCTTCCTCGACGTCGCTTATGGTTTACTCGCCATCTCCAAGGTGCCCACGCGCGGTGTCATCGCGCAAAGAGACGCCGGCAAGAAGCCGGCGCCAATCATTATCGAAATTAGGCCTCGCAGAGATTGCAGTTGTAACTAATAGGCCTTGCCCAGTTTGTAGAGAAAGTTGTCATCGTTGAATGGTACGCCCTTGCCGAACTTATACTCGTTAAGCGCATCTCGCGCTGCCTGCGTCATGGCTTCCCAGCTGATTGCAGGCTGCATCCCGCCAATTGTCCGAGTACCCGACAGTGAAGGGTTGAGTGGAAATGGGTTGCGTTGATAGGCGACCTTCGGATGTGTTCCTCTCATGTAGGGATCTGTGTCCCGGATGTAATGGTCATGGCTCGAGTAGCTGACCGCGATAACGTGTGACTGGCTTTTACAAGCATCGGTCCAAACGACGATATTTTGCCAGCCAGATCGGTGTCCCATGTTGCCGGGCCCATCGACGTTCTGCTCCTTGGGAAGGTACCAAGAATACATGATGCCGCACCGGTCCCCGAAGAACGTCGCTCTGACGTAGACCTGTCCAATGCTGCGGGCGCAATGGCCGTTCATCGCTCCCGACGGCGCCAGACCACCGCTGACGTTCCCATGAGCATCCACGGCGGGGAAAGGGACACAGCCGTTGAAGACCTTGAGATATGGCTGGAAGCTCTTGAGGAATTCGGAGACGTTCTCCTGAAATCCTACGACCTTATCGTGATCAATGACGTCAGCCGCGTGCGCCGGCAGCGATAGTCCGCAAACAAAAACGAACATCAGCGCGGTTAGCAGCCTTCGCCCATTGAGTGAAGAGACGGGTATCATTTTGTTTCCTTTGCTGCTTTGAACCATTTCGGTTCGCAACATGAATGTCTCAACAGCATGCAAGCCCCGGGGGCTAAATCGTGCAACATCGTGCTTGGTCGCAGGGGTGAGAGCTGAAGGAAGGGCATTGCTCGCTGTTGAGCTACTTAGATGGAGATATGACCAAACGGTTCAAGGAACAATCTGTCTCGAGGAGCCGATTACGGCCAACCTCGTCAGGCAATTACAAGAAAGTTTGCGTCAGCGACGCTGACCCAGGCGACAAGGACGCTATAACGTCGTGGGGTCAAGCTCCTCCATCACTTCGCATGTAGGTTAAGGGTCTGCATGGCTGGTCGTAATTAAGGGCCTCCTGACCGGCGTCAGCCTGGGATTGGCTGCCTCGTGTGCTTCTGCTCGATTTAGCTGCGGACTTCTTGACGCCCTTCCGGCCTTCCTTGAAGCAGTTTATGTTCGTACTTAGCCTGTCGCTGGGAGCGGTTCTTGTTCAAACGACTATGGGGACGACGCGACGTCCGCGGCACCATTTTGCGCTCTCGATGCTTGGGCCGACGGGCGCGATTCGTGTTCTTTCGATCATCAATGGCGAAACGACACCCGGGAAAGCTCCCCCGATGCAGCTTGCTGCATGGGGGAGCAGGAAAGAGCGGAATTTTTATTCCGGCGTTTCAAAGATTACGAGCCGTTGGGCATCGGCAGCGGCCACAGTGTAGGTTCGCGTCGACCACGCGGCGCCGCCACAAGTCGCTCCAAAAATGGAATATGTAAATCTGGTGCCAGGATGTAACCCCCCGAGGTCCATAGGGGTCCCGTCAGCGGGAGTGAACTGCCGCGTTCCCGTCGGCAAGTAAAAGCGAAAACAACGCGTCACGTTCGTTCGGTTATAAACTTTTACCATCGAGCAATGTGTACCATTATCATTGCATGGCTGATTTTGCGCAAAGGCAGGTGAGGAGATAGAGGCGGCGCCGAGCGCGACTAAACCTGCAGCGCCCGCACCAAGCTGGGACTGTGAAGCGGCTATCGCTGCCAACAGCCCGAGCCCCGCCGCGAGCTGGGGGAACTTCTTCAT